AAAGTCGAACACATTATCTTGCGGAACACCAGCGGAGATTGCCTGATATAGCGCCGGAACCACGTCATTCGGAAGCGCGCCGAAGTCTTTGCTGAATTGCAACACCTGCGCGCTCATCGCGTCCATTGCGTTCTGTGACATCCCCGGCAACAGCGTGAACACCTCGTTCATCGAATTTTGAAAATCAATAAACGATTTTGTTCCCGCCACACCAAGCCCAACAATCGACGCCCCGGCGATGGCTGTACCGGCAACAGCAGCACCGCCGATTGCCTTCATCGCGGTGCTGCCAAAGCCCTGCAGCGCCTTGTTCGCTTTTCCGAGTGATTTTTTTAGCCCGGCAGTGTTGCCGGTTATGTCAATGACTAGATTACCGATTGTTGCCATTATTCTCTCTCGTCACGTCCGCCGAGTGCCGCATTCAACATCTCTGCGATTCTCAATAGGCGATTGGTATCCGCGCCTTTTTCGCGCTTAAATGTCGGCATAAATTCGCGCGGCTCAAACGGTTGTGGTTTGCGTTTTGCATCGCGTGCTGTGTTGGCTACTGTACTCGCTACAATCGCGCTGCGTATATCCGCCCGCGTATCACCAAATGGCTCCAGATTATAGTACGCCATCCATTCCGTCAATTCTGCTGCACCAATTCGCGCTAACAATTCATTGACGGTCATCCCCAACGCGAGCGCCAGTGTAAAGTAAAATTTGCGCTGGGGATGCCCTAAAAATTTTCCTCGGCGGCCTGCACATCACCAGTACTCATACCGGATAGCCGCATTGCCGCCCAGAATACCCGATCCAATGCAATCGCCGACAGCTTTCCGAGCTTCACAACGTCCGCGTCGGAGAACAAACGTTTGCCACCGGCATCAACGCACGTCGCCGCAACCATTCGCGCACGCATGTTCGTAAAATCTTTGTTTTCACCGGCGACGCTGGCTTCAAGTCTATCGCGTTCCGCGCCGGTCAGTTCACGCACACGCACCGTGCCGCCCCATTCCGGAACATCAACGTCTTCGGTTTTAAGATTGACATGTGATAAAATTGCGCTTTTGTCGAGTAACATCATGCAATCACCGGCTCACCGCTCACTTTGATTGTCACATCCGCGCTCAATTTGTCATCCAGCGGCGCTTTGACCTCGAATTTTGTCAAAATTCCATCCATCGTCCACGTAGTCGGCGTGGTATCCGGGAACGTCACAATCCAGCTCGCAATCGTGCTGTCATCCCACAAATCCTGCAGCAATCCAGTGCTTTTTGCGTGCGAGGACAAATCCGGGTCGAAAACAATATCGAACGAGATTTCGCCCGCGTCTTTCAGTCCTTTAATGTATTCGCGCCAATCATTCGTACTGTCGCGGCTGGTTGTTTCAATCGTATCCCGGCTCAATCCCGGTCCCGAAATGTCCACAATCTGCCCGACGGAAATTGCGCTTCCCGCGCCGCTGCCGTCAATATCGACTTGCAATGTTACATCACCACCTGCGTATTTAGCCATTTTTCACCTCATTCACTAAATTGATAATCCATCGACACCCGGAAAATCTCCAGTGTGTCATCATAAAAATCTGTTTTTCCAAGTTCATAATCCGTTGATAGCGCCGCTTCAACCGCCGCCGCCAATGCCTTGACGCCGGAATAACTATCCGCATAACAATCAATTTGCATGCGCACAAAGTCCAATCCGTTACCGGTGCGTGTCATTACCGGTCGCGTGCTGATACGCTGATATGTAATCGCCGGATATGTCGGATTTTGCGGCAACAACAGCGGATATATGCGAGTGCCAACCAGTGCGGATACGCCCGCATCATTTTTCAGCGTGCTATATAACGTCTGCTCTGTACTCATAATTTCATCACTCGCTTAATGTACGATACAATCGCATTCTGCGCCGTGTTTTTCGATTCATCGAACGCTGGTCTCAAAAATGGACGCGCCGGTTGTTTTGATGTTCCGAATTCCTGCCACCACGCCAAATTTGCCGAGTGTTTTTTGTCCGGTATTGTCCCGCCAACAACAATCAAAACTCCTTTGTCGTCATCGAACGCAGTTTTCATCGATAGATGCTCACGTAGATACCCAGTTCGCACTGGGGCTCTTGATTGTGCGGCACTCAATATTACACGTCCTCCGGCGTTCAATGCGTTTTCGAGTTCATCACGCGAATGTTTTGTTATTTTTTTAATCGCACGCTGTAATTCCCGCGTGCCACGCACCGTGACTTTGATACCTTTTCCCATTATTCTGCCACCGTACATCGCAGCAATAGCTCGCGCTTTACGCCCCATCTGTCAATCACTGCGCGGATATTGTATACTGTTCCGCCTTCATCCGTCAGCCGCATTTTTGGTGTCACATCGCTCCGGTAACGCATCCGAATCTGTACCTCATTTTCCGCAAAGCGCACATCGCCACCAGAGGCAAACTTTTCACGCCCGGTGATTGGTTCAATCGCCGCCCACACGGTATCTACAGTCGACCACGTCTCAGTAACGCCACCATAACTGTCTTGCGTCTCGGTCACCTGTTCTATTGTTACTCTGTGGCGCAGTTGTCCGGCTCTCATCAAAACATCCTGTCAATGTCAATTAGGCTTTTAACCGCCAGCGGCATTTCCTTCGGTATCGCTCCAGTAACCGCAATTGCTTCTCTGTTCTCATACCAATGTCCGACAAGCAGCAAAATTACTTGCTTAAAATGAGCCGGAACATCGGCAGCAAGTCCATATCCGGCAACGAATGTAATCTGGATTGGATTTGTGACCGCCAAAGATGACGATGGCCATGTTTGTCCGTATTTCAGCACAATGCGACCCGGCTCGCTGTCGGTATCTACCGTGTATGTTGAGCTTGAAACGGTGCTGGTGCTGTCATTAATGTCAGTGTATTGTATGCTCGTCACGGATTGAAGCGGTGGCTTTGGTAGTATAATTTCTCCGGTTGCCGGGAACTCGTCAATACTCGCGCGCCACGTCTGCGTTATCAGCGCACGCCGAATAGCACGCTCAATATATTGCCGCGCTGATGTTATGAGCGATGAGATTAGTGTGTCATCGTCAGTTACATCAACACGTAAATGCGCTTTTGCTTCTGTCAGCGTTACCGGTTCAACAGCCGGAGCCGTAACAAGTTTTGTTATCATCGTTTTTCACGCTTTTGCGCCTGTCTTCCTGTTGCTTTTTTGCGTTTCGCGGCGGGTGGCTCCCCGACCGGCTCAACCAGGTCGCATTTGAGCCAATCGACACCGGCGGGGAGGGAGAATTCATCGCCATCACTGTAGCGATGAATTCTTCCGTTCAGCCGTGCCACGAACGCGCGTTTTGCTCGCACGTTCATTAAATCCTCCTAGACTGCCTGCTGACCGTAGCCGACCGCGCCGGCTTGCAACACTCCATAAACCGCGCGGAAACTGTACTTGAGTACGGTCATGCCATCGACGCTGTACGGGTCACGGATGAGCCGTAGTCGAGGCTCTTGCCGCATGCCAACATGATACCAATTGCCAAAAAACGCGCTCTTGGCGGTGCTGGCAATGGCAGCCGCCTGATTACTGTACAGCACCGGATAACCGAGAACTTCGCGGGAGAATGAACCGCCCGGAGTTTCGGCGTACAATCGGGAGCTGCCGGTAATGCTGGCGATGGAGCCAAATGTCGTGGGACGCATAACCCACGCCACGGAGCCGTTGTCATCGAGGTAGTAGCCGAGCGTGTCATTGAAGACGACATCTTCCGGCTCACCGGCTGCAATCGCGGTGGCGCTGGCAAACGTTTTCAGCAACGTGCCATTGGAACCAACTTCCGTGAGCAGCAGGCTGTTATGCAGCGTTGCCATCGCGCGTCCGATGTAGTCGGCGATGAAGTCCATCAATGCCGCGTCTTCATCATCGAGCAATTCTTCCGTCAGTTCGATTTTCTTGGTGTACTTCGCCAGCGTAAACGATTTCTGGTTGATTGTTCCAGCGTCGCGGTCGTAGTTGTTCGTGTGCGCATCGTTCTGTTCACTGGTCGCCACAAACGGATTCGCGTCGGCTCCCTCAACCGGGAAATTTACGGTAGTCCCGGTGCCGGGAATTTCACGCACGCCGAGCTGTGTCGCAAGCATGCCTTCTTGCAGCCGCGCCGCAATCTGGTTTACGAAACCGGTCGGAACAGCGTTCCCGCCGTCGGCGGCTGTGGTGATGTTCCACGCTGTGTCATTCGACGCGCGCAATTCGCTCCATCGCGGCAGCGGAATTTCAATCGCGCCGTCAGTGCCGCGCAGGTGTTTCACGCCGCCAATGTCGCCGGTGCGAGCGTAGTGCGCAAACGCGCGCGCTGCGGTATCGCCCAATCCGGTTTTGATGAATGCAGGCGCGCTTCCGGTTGAGAACGGTTGTTCGCGTTTCGCGACGGGTTCTGTGGCGGGTTGCTCAAGTTCGCGCTCTTCTGCCGCCAATTTCTCCATCCGCGCAATGCGTTTCTTCAACGCCTCCGCGTCTGAAATCTTCGCGTCATAATCGCGTTGTTCGACTTCGGTCAAATCGCGGTCTTCCGCTTCGGCAGTGTCAATCAATTGCCGCGCTTCTGCCAGCAGTGCCAATAGTTTTTTTCGTAATTTATCCATTTTTACATCTCCATTTCAAAAAGTTTCAGTTTATTTTTCAACAGTTTTGCCCGCCGCCCGACGGGTCTCTCATCACCAGCGTCACCAGTCGCCCGGCTGGCAGCCGCTGTTAATTGCTCACATTTCGCCCGCGCTTCTGCGGACGTTTCCGGGTACGCCGGGAATGTCACCGGCGACACTTCAAATAGCCGCACCTTTTTCAGCGTCCGGTAATTTATGCCGCCTTCGGTGCGCCATTCATCGTCAATCACCTGAAAGCCAAAACTCATTTGATTGACGTCACCGCGCCGTATCAACTCGATTAAATCGTGTGCATAGCTGGTGTCCGGCGGCCTTACTTCAAACCGCAAGCCACGCTCATCTTCAACCAGCGATAATGTGCCGTTTGTCGTCCGACCCAACACATACCGGCTTTCGTGGTTCCACAATGCCCGAATGTCATCATTCAATCCACCGCCGAACGCACCCGGCGCAATTTCCTCGATAAATCCGCCCAAGTCCTCGCTCTTTGAGTTGAAAACAGCAGCGTATCCACTGATAACCGGAGCCGTGTCGGTATCCATCGCTCGCAAATCCGTTACTTTAAAGCTTCGTTTTTCCATAATTTCTCCTAAACACTCGCCAATGTTACGCAATCACACCCTTTGTGCGCCGGAGCATGTCCGACATCGTGCCGAATTGACATCGGTCTATCAGTTCCATCCGGTTGCCACGGCTGATTTGCCGATAAAAATACACTATTTATGCCAACAATTTTACCGTTTAGTGCCCGGCAATACGGACATGAACCGCCGATATTATACCATCTCATATATTCAATCCCGACGGAAATGTAAAATGCTTTTGCAAAAGCATTCCCGGCGCGGAATGTTTCATCGTGTGCTGTGATTTCCGACCGTGTTTCACTCCATCCATCCAACCGCTCATTGACTGCCCGCGCCGCGTCTTCATTTTGCGCAATAGCGTCATCAAGCAATCGCAATAACTGCAATTTGCTTTCGTTTGTCATCCGAGAAGCCAGCGCGCCAGCATAATCATCCAAAAATGAGCCTACATCGCCGACTTCGTTTTCGAGTTCAGCGGCAACACTATCGCCAATTTGCGCTGCATACGTGCGCAATATCGGCATAATTGACGATTTCCATACGTCACGATGTGCATTGTAATAATCTTCCAGCCACTTTCGGAACGATTCAGCTCCGCGTTTTTGCAAATGTTTTTTTGTTGCGCCTCGGACGTCATTGATTTCTCGCCGGAAAACACGCGAAATTGTATCCAAAAACACGCCTTCAAACGATTTTATCTTCTTTTGACGCAATATCGCCGCAGATTTTCCACGTTTTTCTATGAAATTGTCTCTCACGGCGCGATTACCATCATTTTGCTGTGGTTTTGTGCTGCCCGCATCTGTCGCCGGTATCATATTCAATGGGATGAGATATACATCACCGCCATCCACCGGATTCATATTTTCCAGCCGCCGAATATCGTTTGCGCTCATCCATCCATTCTGCCGTGCCGTTGCATATGCGTTGTAGCGGCTTTCAACATCGCCGCGCAACAATCCATCAACCACAAACTCGGCAAAATATCGTTTGCGCTCGTTTGGCGCAAACAAATCGCGCCGAATTGCCTGTTCCCAACGCACCAACCACGGTCGAATTGTGTGTACCACAAAGTCAAT